CAATACTCGGCCGGAGTCGAACCGGTAGAAAATGCTGCGTCATAAGCAATAACGGTACCAACCGTTTTTAATTAGGCGCCTGCTTATGCAGGACTTGTGTTTAAAACTGAACTCCAGGTGAGGCCATCTCAAGGGACGGTCACCACCAAGGTCAAGTGTTGTGCTATATACATACAGCCCGCACTGCGGGCTGAAATGATGGGCACGCTACGAAGCGTGCCCATCACTAGTGGGGGCTGGGATTGAGTCCCGCTCCCAAAAGCAGTTGCAAACCCACCTAAGCTAACTTCACGAGCGCCGGCTGCGACGCGATCCACTTGATCCGCATGGTGGAGTAGAGCGTCGCGTTCGTGGTGTTGAACGAAGTGTATGAGCTTGGGTAGAACTCAACAGTGTCCGCGGCGGTGTAGGTGTTCCCAATGTCAAAGTTGTACGTCATCTCGGAATAGAACCCCAAGGAGTCTGAGGTGTTGGAACACGCGTGGGCCATGTATCTCTGAAGAGAGTCGTCTCGCAACACGAACTCAGCAGCACCTGTTTTCGTCAAAACTGCCGGGGTGTTGACGCTGAGGGGGACGCCCAGCGACGCAACTGAATACGATGTTGGGGTTGTGATCCCGCTGTTGACGACCGTCACAGTGTAGCGACCGCTCTTCTTGAACGTGACAACTGGCAACAGATCGTTGCTGGCATCGATGTCAACGAGAGCATCTAGGAGGGCAGCGTTCTCTTTAGTGATTCCGCTTCCAAGATTCATGAGGGTCGTGACCTGTGCCGTGTTGCTTGGCACCACCTTAGGATTTGTGGACCGGAACGAACACTGGAACATGCTAGACGCCGTTGCGGGCAGGTCTGAACCATCTGCGTTGCTAGAAACCAACTGACGCGTAACGATGGGGTCGTCCCCTCCGACAGACTGAACGATTGGCTTGCAGAATTCAATATCGTAGGACACCCACAGCTGTCCCAGCGAGTTCCCGGACTCACCGGGAAGGCCCGATGACATCACTTGCAGTTTCGCAAAATCCGAAAAGCGTTTGTCAGCGACATAGTTGGGATCCTGAGAGCCGGTGTCGCGGACGTACAGCCACTCATCACGCCCTGCTTGGGGAGCACACTCTATAGCGTGCATGATGCTGTTAGAAGGCTTGGTGACTACGGCGAACTCGGAGTTCTCAAACGCCACAAGGGTGGGAAAAGGAAGATCCGCTACGTTGTAATTTGTGGCGATTCCAACAACTCCCATGGGACCGGCGGCAGAATAGTCTGAGGTGTTGGTGCGAAACTCAACAACCATTCCGTGGATGCGGTACTGCTGGTACTGCTTCGCCAGAGCGGACAACCACGGGAACAAGCTCGCGTTGCTAGGCTGAATGGTATACTCAGAGTTGCTGTATTCAACAGGGTTAGGAGGAACAAGCACGTCTGAGACATACTCCCTGTGCGCCACCCGGACTGAGTGATTGCCTTTTCGAAATTGTGGCGTGCTGCTCACCAGGCTGTCTCCTGTGTGTGAGATCCCGGTGGTGGCGATAGAGTTGTGCCTGACCTCGTAGTCGCCACGCCCTGTGATGGCCGCAATGCCCTTACCGAGAGCCCCTCCCACCAGCGCTCCTGTAGGGCCAAAGGCCCCGCCCGCAGCCGTGCCAAGGGTGGAGAATGTCCCCTTGGGGAGGGCTCTGGTGAGCCTGTCTATTTTATTACCGAGCGCGTTAAGCGCGCTCATCTCTCTGGCAACTGGAGGGGCGCGGGACTTCTTAGCCTGCTTACCCCTCTTACTATTTGACTTGTTATTCATAATCATCGGATCTATTATAAGGGTTTCCGCGTACTGCGGTAATTTTTCACCATCAGCTCTTTGCGAGAGAACTGAAAAACTCAATCTTTTTGGTTTCTTTTCTGTTTTTGTTAATATTCCTCCCCGTCGCTCTCGTCGTCTCTGACGTTTAGCTGAGCGAGGTTGTGGGGAATGTCCTCCTCGTTGAAGACGTTTCCTCCGCGCATCCCTTTTTTGCGCTTTCTGGCCGCCGCTCGCTTCTGAGTCTTCTTGCTTCCGGCGCTGAAACCGCTCGTCCCGCGGTCTGGTCTCACATCGGACTTCTCAAGGGCAAACGGGGACCTCTTGACCACGTTTGGAGGGGGTCTGCCAAAGTTTGCGTCAGTGTGCGCTCGGAAAGCAAGCACCGCCAAACTCATGTGTCCCTTTTCCGCCAACTTGTAGACAGTTGAGGGGTCGACTTCTAGCTGTGAGAGGGGCTTACCGAAGAGCTCGATCACGGACTGGTCAAATGCCTCCCGCTCTGAATCGTCGACCTGATCCGCCCAAGCCCGATTCCCCTCCTGTACTGAAAACAGAGCAGCTGCGGCGAGGTCAGTCACCATCTCATGAGACTCGTCCACGGGCGCGTTCGCCCAGAATCCACCCACAGGGTCCAGATTCAGGTATGTTGCCTTGGCGGGCTCTTCGGCAAACGGCTTCACCTTCACCACGCGTGCGGGGTCGAAGGGGCCCCCAGGCACCATTGGGCCGTTTCTTCCAAACTCGATGACCTGCTCGCGTAAAACAGCCACACTGATGGTTTCGACATCCTCCTCAGCGTACACGTCATATCCTCCCTGAGAGACTTCTAAAGTGTCTGGGATCCCGAACAGCTCGTGCAAGAACATCTCGCATGCAGCATGTCGGGTGCGCTTCAAGGCCTCGTTCGAATACAGAAATCCGGAGCCCTTCATCATCGAGAGGATTCGTTGGACCTCATGGGCTTTGAAAAGATCCTTCTCTTTGATCCACTTCTTGGGATACTGGACGCTTGGAAGCACCCGCTCAGGCTGAGCGTACACCACGAAGAGGCCGTTGTGGTACCGCCCGAGGGCGCTCCCAATGAGGTCAGGAGCATTCCGCACACCATAGACGGACCTCTCATCCTCGGTAGTTTTCTTGAACTCCATGTACTCCGTGAAGCTTGTAGGAAGGTTCTTAATCACGCTTCCAAGGAAGTCTATCTGAAAGTATTCTTCGTCAAACAAAGCGTTCGCAATTGCTTGGCCGTTGGTGACGTTGTACTCACATGAGTCCACCTGGGCAAAGTTCTCAAACTTCATCGTCAGTCCTAGAGTGGCTGCCACAGAGGTGATCACCTCATTTAGCCTTTCCTTGCCCTCGATACTGTAAGAGTAATACCTAGACGTCTCGTAGCCAGGGCGAAGCCGAATTAGCGACTTCCTCTTCTTATCCAGCTTGCTCTTCAGACGCTGTGCAAACACATCGGCAAGTATCCCGTTTGAAAAGCTTACGAGCTGCTTCCCCGAGGTCCCCTGCAGCTCCAGCTCAACAGCACAGGCCCCACTCATCGTGACTACTGATCTGTTGCTCATTTCTGCATAGATCCCTCCAGCAATGGGAGAGATGGCGGTGAGGTGCTGCGTAATCTTGTCAGTAATGGGGGCCGTGACCTCTCGGACCTGTGTCCAATCAAAGTTGCTTGCATCAACGTTGAACTTGTACAGTTCGCAGTCATCAGCTTCAGCCCCCACGACGATCACAAAGATCATGTCGTCGCCGGCCGACATGTAGGCGAAGCCGTCCCGCTGCAACTGGCGGTCCAGCGCGGAGACTAGCAAACCCGGGGCGGATGCAACAAGCCCCATTTTCTGGAGCGACCTGATGTCCGCAAGATCTAGGCCGTCCCTGGCGAAAGGGTTGCCCAAGTCCTGAGCTAACTTTGCGAGGGTAATCCTTCCACTCTCAAAGGGCTGGGTAGCGGTTGCCATGATGGTTCGCATGGGGAAGGGATACTTGAGGTATGCGCGAAGCTGGTGTTTTAGCACCTTCTCCTTAGTGTACATATCCGGCTTCGCCTCCATGGTTGCAGCGATCAAGGCGGGTTGCGCTTGCCGCATCCTGGCGTACATCTCGCGCGGCGTGGCATTCCAATCCGGATCGTTGTAGATTCGGAGGGTGTCGGCTATCGCTTCCTCCCTTGCCTCCTGATTCGTGTATGAAGCGTTATATGGCTGACCAAGTCCAGCCTGCTTGGAGACAGTCACGTGCGACCCCTCTCCAACGAACTCTACGGGAAAGGGTTTCCGGCAGTTCTGCGTCTCCTCGTAATACGCGCGCCAGA